GCATATGAGGCCTGGAAGGAAGGCCGCGAGGCTCCTGTAAACGGCACAGATTTGAAAAACTGGCCTGGAGTGACCCCGGCACAGTTAAAGACATGCCAAAATGCGACGGTCAGAACAATTGAGGATTTAGCCGCGGCTAACGCCGATACGATACGCAAGCTGGGAATGGGCGGCGTAGCGATGATGGAAAAGGCGAAAGCATACTTGGCGTCTGCGAATCAGAACAAGACTTCGGAGGAAGTTTCTGCTCTAATGGTTAAACTTGAGGCTCTATCTGATACAGTTAAGCGGAAAGACGAACAGATTTCCGATTTGTTGGAGCGTTTAGATGATTCTACAAAAAAGCGTGGGCGACCCCGAAAAGAGGACTAAATGACACTTTTAACCATCGTCCAGAATTCGTGTGATATAATCGGCCTGACGCGGCCATCGGTTGTAATTGCATCTCAAGACCAGAATGTGAGGACATTACTGGCGTTGGCGCAGGTAGAGGGACGAGAGCTTCTCGACCGCTATTCCTGGCCCGCCACTCAGATTGAAAAGACGCACACGAGTTTGGCGGCAGAGTTGCAAGGTGTTATGACAACGCTTGCGCCGGGGTTCTCCTACATCACTTCCGGCACGTTCTGGGACCGGACCCTGACGCAGCCATTGACGGGGCCACTATCTCCTATCGAATGGCAAGCCTTAAAGGCCCGTACAGCGACAGGACCATACCCCAGCTACAGATTGTTCGGGGGTAAGCTCTACGCCTACCCAGCGCCATCTGCGGGGAATACATGGGTGTTTGAATATCAATCGACATATTTCTGTCAATCCAGCGCCGGAGCAAACCAATCCGCATGGGCAGTTGATACAGATGTTGGCGTTCTAGACGAGAACTTAATGGAATTAGGGATTATCTGGCGGTTCAAAAAGAAGAACGGTTTGGATTATTCTGAGGATTTCCGCTCGTATGAGCAGAAGTTGGCAAACGAAACTTCACGCGCTGGCGGACGGCGGGTGTTAGAGATGTCTGGAATAGGCTCTGCGCCACGCGGCGTCTATGTTTCCGAAGGTAGTTGGGCTTAAAAAGGAATATTCGATATGATGAATAATATGAGGGGTCAAATGGGGCCAACTGAAGAAGAAATTATGGAGTTTTTAAATACTCCAGAAGGCCAACTTATGTTTCAGCAGATAAAAGATGCAGAGAGTTCTGACGAAGCTGTTGGTGGCGGTCACATAATGGAAAATCCAGATGGGACAAAATCTCTTATGTCCGGCCCTAGCCATGAAGCATACCTTGAACAAGGTTCAACAGACCCAACACACCTAATAAGTGATGGTTCTGAATTGCCAGGGGATGTCCTTGTGGATAAATCTGCACAAGATTATACAGGCCCGCCAACAGCTTCAGAGTTTGATGTACGGTCAGTGGAAACTGGCGATGTCGATCCAATGACGCCGGAGTCACTCGAAAAAAGAAGGATGATTGAGGAATTGCTGCGTGCAGGGGCGCTCAGATAAACATCCGATGATAACGGGATACTAACATGCTCCAACCTCTCACCGACAACTCCAGGAAGTCCAAAGTATCGCAAAGCGCGAGTATTCCTGCGCCTGTCAGGGGTTGGAATGCGCGGGATTCATTGGCGAATATGGCCGAAGATTTCGCTGTTGAGCTTGAGAATGTGTTTCCTAACCTGACAAGCTGCGACCTCAGATCAGGCTTTGCCTCGCATTCCACCGGGAACGGCACTGGCGCGGTCGAGACTTTGGTCGAATATGCTGGGCCATCGACGCGTAAGCTTCTGGCCGCCGCTGGCTCTGTGATTTATGACGCCTCTGCCGCCGGTGGCTCCACGTCGATTGCTACGGGCAAATCAAACGCACGCTGGCAAACAACGATGTTTGGCACGGCTGGGGGCAACTTTCTCTATATGGTCAACGGCCAAGATGCGCCTATTTATTACAATGGGAGCGCCTTTGTAACGCCAACCTTGGGAAGTGTGACAGCCGCCAATATTGTGAATGTCGCAACCCACCATCGACGCCTGTTTTTTGTTTTTAACGATAGCCTGATATTCGGTTATTTACCTGTTGTTTCCGTGGCTGGCACCGTCGCGACATTTGATATTGGGGGCATCTGCAAAAAGGGCGGATACATTCAAGCGATTGGTAGCTGGACGCGAGATGGCGGGTCTGGCCCTGACGATCTATTCGTCGCAATCACCAGCGAAGGTGAGTGCATAATTTATTCCGGCAACGATCCTTCCAGTGCTACAGCGTGGAGTCTAGTCGGTGTCTTCAGTATCGGAAAGCCGATTGGACGGCGGTGCCTGGAGAAGTCTGGCTCTGATCTGACGGTTATAACACAGGACGGCGCTATATCCCTGGCGACGTTCCTGCCAATCGACCAGTTGGCTGGGTATAGCCAGGCGATGTCTACAAACATTCAGAATGAATTTCTTGCGTCCACAAGAGCCTATTCCACTATCTTCGGGTGGCAATCTATCCATTATCCGCAGGGGTCTTACTCGCTATTTAACATTCCAAAGACCGCTTTGCTGGCAGATCAATATGTCATCAATACGCAGACCGGGGCGTGGTGTAAGTTCACGGGGCAGAACGCGGCGTGCTGGTCGTTATTTAATGGTGACCTATATTTTGGCGCACAAAATGGCGGCATTGTGTTCAAGGCCGACACCGGCCAGAGCGATAACGATGTAGACATAGATTGGAAAATCAGACCGGCTTTCTCGTATTACGGGTCGAGAGGGAACCAAAAGCTATTCAATTTGTGCCGTCCCAATTTCACAACAAATGGCGCTCCTGCGTTTGCCATCGATTTAAACCTGAATTTCTCAAACATAAACCCCACCAACATTCCGACAACTCCAACTCTGAGCGTTGGCGTCTGGGACGTGTCGAAGTGGGACTCTGCCGATTGGGCTGATGAGGTTGTCAATCAATCGTGGACGACGGTGTTTGGAATAGGCGAGTGTGCGTCACCGACTATTCGCGGTAGCACCAAATCGATAACCTTGTCCTTCACTGCGTATGATATGGTCTGGCAGCAAGGCGGGGCGCTTTGAACCAACTGATCTGTGGCCGCGATGAAGAACTCGCGGAATGGGCGGAAGATCACTACCCTGACTGCGCGCCGTTATCGCGACCTTTAACGTCGATAGGCGTGGCGTCAGAAGCCGGTGAAATTATGGGGGTTGCCATATTCCATAATTATCGTCAGAATGATATCGAAGTCACTTTCATAACCGCGACCCCAAGGTGGGCCACGCAGGGCGTTATACGAGGGATACTGGATTATCCCTTCAAACAACTTGGTGTTAAGCGGATGACGGCTATTACTAATAAATCAAACAAGAAGGCCCGAAAGCTGCTAACCGGGCTTGGTTTCGTTCTGGAGGGCGTGCATCCTTTTGCAGCTAAAGACTGCACAGCAGCTTGCACTTACGGTTTATATACTAAAAACGCGGAGCGATGGTTAAATGGGTAAATCTACACCAAAGGCACCGACTCCTCCCGATCCCGTTAAAACTGCGCAGGCTCAGGGTGTCATCAATAGAGAGACGGCTATCACGCAAGCCAATCTAAATCGGTTTGATGAATTTACGCCGTATGGTTCGTCCACTTGGTCTCAGCAGGGGGGCAGGGCAACTCCAGGAACCCCAGGGACTCCAGGCACCGCAGGCACTCCCGGCATCCCAGGAACGGGAGGGTCATATCCCGGCATCCCAGGAACGGGAGGGACCCCAGGGACGCCAGCTTCCAGAGAGCCTATTTATTCTGAAGATTCATGGGTCGATGCTCGTGAGGAAGAGCATGGCGATGGTGAAACGCGGCTTGTCCCAGGATATATGAAAAAGGGAGGAGAGATAACCGGATATAGGGATATTGCTGCCACCGCAGGCACTCCCGGCACCGCAGGGACTCCAGGCGGATATGACCCCAATGACCCCACTCAAAGGTGGACAAGAACAACAACACTCGATCCCGCGCAGCAAGCACTTTTCGATAAGCAGACGGCTGTTACCAACGAACTAAATCAAACTGCTCTAGATCAGGTTGGAAGGGTTGGTGACGCCCTAGCTAAACCATTCTCATATGAAGGTATCTCTCCTGCTGGTTCGACTGCTGGCGCTAGGTCTGCGGCTGGGAGAGTTGCAGATATCAGCAACACGCAATACGACTATTCTGGACAACCAGCCGCACCAAGCGCGCAAGGAATTACGGATTCGGCCAACATCGCCGCGCAATCTGTTAGCTCTCCGTTCTCTTTTAGCGGTCAAGCCCCCAGCACTTCTGGTGTAGCAGGCGCTGCACAAATGGGTGCAGATGCTGTAAGCTCTCCATTTGCATTGCAAGGCAGAGGGCCGGGTACTGCCGGTATATCTGGCGCTGCCGACCGCGCAGAGGCCGGTATGGCGCAGCGGTTTAACTACGATGGGTTGCCAGCGGGGGCAACTGCCGCAGGGTCTCAGGATGCTGTCCAGCGAACGACTGACGCTTATGGAACGCCACTAAATTACGCTGGCGCACCAGCGGCACCCGGTGCAGATTCAGCGGCCCGTCAGCAAGTTATCGATTCACTGTACCAACAGCAGACTTCTCGACTTGATCCTAGATTCGCGGGCGAGTTAGTGCAAAAAGAGACACAACTTGCGAACTCTGGCATAACACGCGGCAGCGCCGCTTTTTCTGCCTCAATGGACGACTTCTACCGGGGCCGTAACGACGCTTATCAAGGCGCACAAAACGCGGCTATTCAAGCCGGTGGCGCAGAGCAATCAAGGCTTTTCGGCTTAGGGTCGGCGGCTAGGCAGAATGCCATCTCTGAACAGAATTATCTGCGTGACAGTGTGGGCCGAGAACAAGGCCAAATTCTTGGACAGCAAGGTCAACTGGCAAGTTTGCAAGACAGAATTCGCGGCAGAGGCGCACAAGAACGCCTAGCAGAACGCGAAGTTGGTCTCAATGAATCTGAGAGACTGCAAGGAATGCGGGGCAGGCAATTCACGGCGGAAGGCACCGCCAGGGATCGTTCTGTTCAAGAGCAATTAATAGATAGAGATCGCCCGCTTGCGGAAGCGGAGCGGCTTCAAGGCCTGCGCAGCAAGCAATTCGGTGTGGAGTCGGCGGCTAGAGATAGGTCCACCAGCGAGGAATTAACGCTGCGAGGTCTTCCCGCTCAAGAGCAGGCTCAAATCCAAGCCATGCGTAGAGCGGCATTCGACGCACAAGGGCAAGAGAGATCGCGTGGCATTGGCGAGCAAGACAGCCTTCGCAACCGCGCACTAACGGAGCAGCAAGCTAACTATAACATGCAAGCCGGTCTGTTTGGCCTCGATCAGGGCGCAAGGCAGCGCGCAATTGAGGAATCTGCGTATCTTCGTAACATGCCATTGAACGAGACTTCGGCCTTGATGTCTGGCAATCAAATTATGAACCCGTCGTTTGGCGCTGCACCGAATACTGCAATTGCTAACACGGATTATTCCGGGTTGGTTCAGAACAATTACAACGCTCAGGTTAACGCGGCAAACGCGGCAACGGGAGCGAGAAATGCCCAGACGGGCGCTCTGGCTGGAATAGCCA